TACAAACACAGTTAATAAAGAGTTTGTCGATAGAGTGGTTGACGATGTAGTTAAGGTTGTCGATAGTTTTGGATTAAGAGTAACTAGGACTGTATATTCGAATATAGTCCAGAGTGAAGAGTTTAGTAGCTACGTGGCTACTTATACAGAAATAGCTCTTTTTAAACATATTCTGGAAATAGTGAATGAATTTGACCGTGACGTGACTGCTGAAACGACTAAAACGTTTGGACAACTGTATGGTGCGCTGGATAGTAACAAACTATACCTAACACAAGCTGTGAACACTATGTACGATAGGTATGTGAATGGTCTTTACGATAATTTCATCATTGATTTAGCCACACATTTAGCCGAGTCCTTCGAACACACTAGGACAAAGATTCTACCGATAGCAAACGAACTATCGAAAGAGTTTGAAAGTATATTTAGAGAAACTCGTGAGACGAAAGCTCAGTGCCAGGTTATAGAGGTCTCTTTACCAGCGTATTGTGTTGATCTCTACAATGAACTAAATAATGATAGGGGTGTGGATATTATATCAGCTACTCCATCGCTTGATGCGCTCGTTTCTAACGTAGACTTGGGTTTTGTTATTGATCTTAGTCTCGAAGAGATAGTGAGTATCAAGACTCTGACACGTAGTGATTTAATTGGGATCGCTGAACAAATGTTAGCTAGGGAGGGTGTTGGTAGAATATTCTGTGAAAATGGTGTTGTACTGTATGGACATCTAGTGAACCGTTTCCGTGAATTTATCTCTAATGGTTTGCAATACGACTTTGAAACATTAATAGAGTATTCTATTCTGTTCAATGGACTACGCGATAATTCAAATACATATGAATCAAACGCAAACATAAGAGTCTGTGTTGATGGGATTATTAGTTATATTAATGCCGAAATTATTGGTTCAGTGCAGCAGTATTATAACGATATAAAATTTAATAAGCTCATTATTAGCGTAGAAGATACTAGATCATCTGATAAAGATTTCGTAGCTAGATTAACAGTAAATAAATCTGTATTAGATAATATTAGAGAGGATATTCCCGATACATTTCTTGAAAAATACTATTTATCAGTAGCTTATTTAAACGCTACAAAGGGGTTTGTTCGAGCTATGGAGGCTGTCGATATTGTATTCACAGCTAATAAATTCGGAGAAGCTGCTAGTAAACTTTTCGATACACCAGATAACGTAATTAGAGTCGACATCCTAAATGGATATATGAGCGCTACTAACACCATGTTTGAAGCAATAGACGATAGAATCCACAGATATAACGAGTTAGTGGGTCCTATTAATAATATTATTTACGGTGGTGTCGATATTGACGATTTTGACTTAATGGCTGCAAGCTTAGTTGAAGTAATTGTTGCTGACGCTCATGGTTTAGCTAGCACTATAAAAAAGATTAGATCTCTTCGCAATCTAGGTTACGATCAAAATAGTTCGGTTATCTACGGATATGTTGAAAATGCTATCGACAATATTCTCAGCGCAGTGACGGTATTTAAACCGAAAATACCTAAGTCTGGGGTCATCGTATGATTAATTTAGATTCTAGTGCTTTTAATCGTAACCCAGAGAAGCTAAAAACGCTTCTCTGGGTTAATGACGATGTTACTATAGCTAACAGTGATCTTTATGTCTATATCCCATCGCGTTTCATCGATAGAGGGTTTACTGTTATAGGTAGTACAGTTAGAACTGTTGCGATATTTATTGTTGCCACTGGCAGTTATGAGTATTCTGTTGTGTCGGTACCGACGGCTGTTGAATTAAACCCGCAGTCTATAGATGAAATTACTATTGATGACGTAAGTTATATTAAGTTGACTTTTCCAAGCGGTAGTGTTGTTATAGTTTCTAATACGCTAGTTGTTAGTACTGAATATCTGCAGGATTTATCTAAAGAGATATTCCAGATGGGAAATGTACCGTGGTATATGAGTTATGAAGATATATCTAGAATTTTTAGTAAATCAACGGATTACTGTGGTAATGGTATCGGAGAGAATCAGTTCATATTCTCTATCTTTACGTCTGTTATAGCCCGATCTAGAAAAGATAAGAGTGTGTTTTACAGACAAACTGACATGAAGGATAAACCTGTTTTTGTTGGTCTATCAGATATAAGATGGTCATATCGATCAACTGGAGCTAAACTAATAGGTGGGTATATGGCTGAAGGTTTAACAAATTCCGTTGTACGACCAGAAACGTCAACCTCTCCAGTTGTTGAATTACTAAGGAAATAGAATGAAAACGAAAAGCGATAATAAATATGCTGAGATAGTTACAACGCTAGATGCCCTGTTTATTAAACATAAATTCGATACAAACTCTATCCGTAACATTAAGAGGTGCGTCGATAATTGGGTTACTAAAAACGATGCTCATATGGAGTTTCTGGGTTCTAACTTGACTGGTGTTAATGAAATCTCGTTTACAGTGGACGATGACGACGACCTCTTTATATACATTTTTAAAGAAAGCCGAACCGCCGTACAGAATGAGATATATAAGGTGGATGGGATTAGTTCTACGTGGGTGTATAAATCCTCAGCACCATACATACTACTTTTTTATTTCATGCATAGGTACCTACATTCTGATCTAAACGATAAAAATAAAATTATGGCTATGGAACTACTCTACACACTATTTTCTTTTAAAACATTAGGCAGTATCTATAGCTGGTATTTTCCTATAAAAGTTAAGAAAGAAGTAGCTATAAGTGTGTATGAGGAACTAGATATGAAGTTTTTGCTGAAAAGGGTTAAGTCATGGTCAGCTCTTATTAAGTACAGAGCTAAAGCAGACTTCTTACCACCTGACGGATACAACTTGGAGAGATTGACAAGATTTACAACTTTGGACTGCATCTACATACTCGAGGATTCTCGTAATAGGTATAAATCCATGATGAAAAACATATACGAGGTTCTGATACGAGTTAATGAGCAGAATATAAAAACCCACTCGCAATCATCGGTTATCTCTGACGATGAGGGTGGTAGGATGAGGGATGTTTCAGAGAGACCAGACATAATCCTACATAATCTACATAGGTTGATGATAACTGAATCTGATTTTACAGACGAAGGGCTAATACATCTAGTAGCTAATATTATGGTCACTTTAGATAAAGATTTATTTAGGGTAATATTAGGTAAATCAATACCTATTTTGGCAATGAAAGAAAATGAAGACATACCAGAAAAAGCTATTAAAATGTCTATAGACTATCTTAATAGAAGAGGCATAAATAATAACTACAAAATGAAAATGTTGGAGGTTATCCGTTTTATGAAAGGATACTGGAGTAGTGGTAATATTCCGGATGAAGGTTTCACTAGTTTGAAGGAACGAGTTATGAAATCATGTGTTATTAAAAATCATGGTGTTAATCGAAACAACAAAGCTAATATTACTATAGGGTTACTGATATATCTGTTAGTCCGACCCATAAGCGGAGAGTAGCGTAAAGTTGTTAAAATATAATCATATAGTATATGAATATATTAAATATAGGGAGGATTTATGTTGAATTCAGATAAAATTGTTTATTACATGGCGGGAGTTATCAGCGCATGTATTTTGTTTATTGGTATTATGGCTGTCGTGGGAATCATCCGTGGCTAGTGTAGAATACTGCGTGGAATATATCAGCGACGGTAGTTATTGTAGCGTTAATGTATTTGCTAGTAGTGCTTCGGCGGCTAAGAAACAGGTTAAGAGGATGGAATCCAAAATAACTATAGTTTCGGTTACATTGGTGGGTTAGACCCACCATTATTTTTTTAGAAAGGTTCGTAAAAAATGATACCAGCAATACTTAAACCCCATTCAGAACATCCAGATGAAATCGTGGCTAATGACGCAGATCATATGGTTGATGAGATATCAGATGGCGGAAAACTCACATATGTGTCCAATATTTTTATTAAAAAAGATAACTCAAATGACTACGACTCCGACGTTGTTCGATCTGTATTCGGTAGCAATCTTGGTAAGCTAAACGAGTTTCTATTAAACTACAATTCGGGTCCAGAATATGATATCGTCAATACAACAAAACTAATTAACGGGGTATATAGACACATAGATCCCCAATATGGTGTAATGCATTTAATATATCTGTTGAAAACAAATGATATCTATATCGGCATAAAATTAAGAGCTATATTGAAAATATTCTGTCGAACCATAACAGATGGTTGTAATGTGGGGTTAGGTGAAGTGGAGGCAGTATCACAATACGATGATAAACCAGTTTTCTCGGTAGATTTCTGTCCCGATGAATCATATAAAAATATGACGTCTGGTGAGGAGTTAATGTTGTTATACCGTGTGCTTGGTGTTCACGAAACGATACGCTATTTCGCTACACTGTTGTCGGTATTTTGAGATGCCTAGGGTCCTTATACCTATTTTCGGTGTTGACAGCGGTATTGATAATAGTATAGGTATATCCGTTACAAAAGACATATATCGCATGCTTGGTTTCAATGGAAAAATACCTGTGCTATATGGAGAGGATAACATAGCTGTCTTTGCTAACATGAGTTCGACTGGAAAACTTAGTAATAAAAATACTTTACCGTCTGAGTACATAAAGGTCGTTATAGATGAGAGTGTTGACACTAACACAATGCCTCAGCGTATAAATTCAGTCCCTCGGAACGAGCCTTTAATTCGGGATGGATTTGTTAATATGTCTGTGATACCTGTGTATCACAGACATAACGTAGAGGTGAGTTTTAGTTATTATACATCATCTAAATCGAAAGCTACAGCTATGATATCTACAGTTAATATGTTAGCAGCTACAACTGGTGTGTCAACTCAACATAATTTAGAATACTCTTATCCGCTACCGAATTACGTCATAAATTTACTCGAACATATATTGAGTGTAAAAAAAATGAGAGTTAGCGACTTTTCTAATACTACATTGCCGATCTACGTATCTAGTATATCTGATAATCGTGTTAATTTAGGTTTATCGGCTGATGGGGATCCTAGTAAAGCAAATTACTCAGTAAGAGAACGATTGATAAACGTACAGGGAAGCATAACAGATGACACGTTGGGAATGAAAAAACAAAAGAACAATAACAGATTTTCTGTGGAGTTCACATATACCCTACAGTATCAAAAACCACTGCAATTATTTCTTAGCTATGAATTATTAAATCATAACGTAGGTTTACCTAAGAGGTTTATTGAATTTATAGGTGAAGAAGTACGTGTGTTAAAGAAATTTCAGTTCGGACAGAGTGATGGTTACTTACTGAATAAGAGTATCGATATGAATAACAACGGTATGTTGTATTCCACCGTGGTCACCCCATCCATGGATATTATCGCGGAACCAACTGTAAAAACCGGATATAGGTCGTTTTTGAGCGTACTTATTAAACTCGACGAGAAAAACCCCAGCAATATATTAACCATCACAGACATAGATGAATTAGATATGTCGCCAGTGCTATTGGATTTTTTGAGGAACGAGGGTTCACACATAGGTTCATACGGAGAAAGTTTTTTTCTTTTCACGTTGAATCGCGACGGTATGGAAGAATACAGTAATAAATTATCGATAGATACTAATCTTATGTTGAACAGCTACGAAACACCAGATATTATGTCTATCTATCGGGTTGTTATGTACTTTATAACCGACATAAATTATTTAAATACCGCAGCGTTAAAGCGGCTACTTGATTTTATGTACGCGTATTACTTAGAACACGGTCTGGATGTCGAATTAGGTGGTCTAGTGGACTTCTCTTTCTCTATCCTAGGTACATCTATCTTGGATATGGACCAATCTGGTATAGGTCGGCCTATGTTGAATATTTACAAATCTGAATGGTCTGTCTTAGATTTTGAGGTTTATCTTATAACGCTTAGAAGTATGATTGATAAGACGAAAACTGCACAGGAAGTAGTGAATTTTATAACGAAAATCAACTTAAACAACGTATAGATTACACTACAGTGTAATCTATACGTTTATTATTTTATAGACTGATTTTCCTTAGATCTCAGACCTTTGTTCCAAGGTACCTTACCTAGTTTATCGTAACTATGTTGTATATTTTCAGATTGGGTAACCCACTCTAGATTACTAACTGAATTATTAGATCTATCACCGTCTATATGGTTGACGTAGTCTGAACCTTCTGGTTTAAACAGATACGTAAGAGCCACTATTCGTTGACCCTGTATGTGTTTTTGTTTTCCATTTATATCGGTCAGAACATATTCTATATACCCGTCTCGTGTTTTGAATGGTAATACTTTTCGACACACTATTTGTTTAGCCATATTAGAATCCCTGTGTATCTTCTTATAGACGCTGCCGTCCGTTATAACATAGTAGTTATCTCCGAATGAACTATCCCCGACCTGTTCGAGCATTTTTACATCTTTTTTGTTCAGAATAGTTATTCTATTTTCTAAAGCGTCCATGTAGAGGTCCCCGTTTTAATATATTCATAAAAGTGCTTACACCAGTTATTCATAGTTTACTGAAGTAAACAAATGGAGATACCCCTTATGCCGAACCCAACTTGGACTTTTAACCCGGACGGTACGATAGTGAACGACGCTGGGACTGTTAAGCATTTTTCAGAAATCCTAACCAACCACTCGACATCCTACAGTACTAATAGAACACTATCCTCAGTCGATATATTTGGAACTATTAATTTGACCGGTGGATCTGCGTACACTCTACCAACGTCAGCCGCGATAGGCGATCAGATAACTATTGTAAATACATATAGCGGTGATATAACACTGACATTTAACGATACGTCAACCACAAAAATTTCACCAGGTGGAATAACATCATTCATCTATGTCGATGTTAATGGTTGGAAGGTCAGATCGACGTCTAAGAATCCAGTTTATAACCCGGCTATTGACAATACGGATCCAGTTACCCTTTTAGATATGCGTAACGCTATGCTAGCTAACTATGCGACACAGAGTTCTATTACGACAATTACTAGTTTACCAGCGACGCTGAACACAGCTAATATGAGTAATATCATCGTATTAAATACCGCGTCATCTGGGACTTTAACTCTATATGATCCTAGGCAGACGATTAACAATACATACCCAGCTACACTGATTATGAATAGTGGATCTGGTTCTGTGGTAATTTCAGCTAATGCAATGAATGGATCATTTACAGAGCAGCAAAACACTTTATTAACAGGTCAGTATATGATTGTCGTCGGTAGTTCTAATGGCACATTCGTGGTTATTGACACTAATAATAGAAACCCATTAACAAATGGTCTGTTACTAGAGTCTGGGGTCATGAACATTTCAGGGAACACAACACTCCTCGCTGGACATATTGGTAAAACAATTGTATATGGTAGCTCGTATTCGAGCGGTATAACAATAACACTACCGCCAGCCACTAGTGTTCTGAATGGGCATACAGCTAAATTCACAATTGTTAATAGAAGCTCGGGTACTGTCACTCTGGTTTGTAGCGGTAGCGACACTATAACCAATAACTCAAATACATTACTACCGAATACATATAAAACAGTTGTTTCCGACGCTAGTAACACATATATGGTTATTTCCGATAACAGCGACCTGGCCCCGAAATACGGTAATATTAATAATGCTTTTTCGGTGGCTAGTCCAACCACAGGTACCCAGGCGGTTAACGCCAATAAACTATACTCTGAATTGACTGGTATTGAGGGATATAATACAGCTAATGTAACGCTGACAAACACCTCTAAGGCTTATCGTGTTATAAAATTTTATTCCGGGGGTGCGCAGACCGTTGTATTACCGCCATTATCGAGTCGAAATATCGCAGGTGGTAGTTTAACATTACTATTAAAAGCGGCGATGGGTACCACAGTAACAGTCACTACGAGTACGTCAGATTCATTTGACCCAGGATATAGTAATATTATTTATCCTGGTGAGTACATGGTATTAAGATATAACCCAGGTGATACAGGTTGGCAGGTAATTGATGGTAATTCTAGTCATAGCAGTTCAGCCAGTAATATTGAACGAATATTGGGGACGAGCGCTTTTTTCGTTTCATTATTTGGGTCGTCTAATGCAACCGCTCTTCTAAATTCTATAGGTGGGGCGCCGTTAGCCTCAGCGGCTTTAACGGGAACCCCGACGACAACCACTCCCGCAGCTGGTGACAATAGCACTAGGATAGCTAATACGAGTTTTGTCTCCTCAGTTATAAACCTATTTAGACTAACTGGTATTGAGGGATATAATTCAGCTACTGTGACATTAACAAATAACGGTCAAGCTTATCGTGTTATAAAATTTTATTCCGGGAGTGCGCAGACAGTTGTATTACCACCGTTATCGAGCCGAAATATCTTAGGCGGTGCTTTGACATTGTTACTAAAAACATCGATGGGGACCACAGTAACAGTCACTACGAGTGGATCAGATTCATTTGAATTAGGGTACAGTAATATTATTTATCCTGGTGAGTACATGGTGTTAAGATACAATCCAGGTGATACAGGTTGGCAAGTAATTGATGGTAATACTGGTAATGTCAGTTCAGCTAGTAATATTGCCCGAAAACTTAGTCTAAATTATGGTTTACCTCAGTATGATTTACCGATATCGTACTCATACGCCGATAACACCGTATATTACTGTCCAGTACCCACTAGAATCATTGCGGTACTGAGTGGCGATCATAAGAATAATATAACAATGCTCGTTGGATCAACAAATAATCCATCTTATAGCGTTGGAAGTTTTGGGGATGATATAGATAATAACACAAAAGAAGCGAGTATTTCAGCTGATGTTCCAGGGGGGTGGTACTTTAAATTAACTTCTAGTGGAAATGACGCATGGGAGACAGTTGCTGTGACCGGTTATCCAATCCAAAGAACATAACACCTAGATACAAAAACATAAAGGAGTTAAAATGGAAAATAAATACTATTGGACGAAAGAAAAAAGTGTTTTAGTCATAATGGAGCCCGATCTGTGGGTAAATGTGGATGATTTAGCCGAGTTAACGGAATCCGAACGGCTAGATTACCTGTCGCCTAAAACGCCCGTTATTACCATGGATAAGTTGAAACAAAATCTACAAAGGTATTGTGACCAAATGGCTACGTCAATTGATGGTGACTATAAAAATGCTACAGAAGTGTTGGTTTATGCAGCAATGGGAGATGAACAAGCTAAAGTTTTCGCTAGTTGGTATGATTCTATTTGGGATGCTAAGGCTGCATTAACCACACAACCAGAAGATATAGATACATGGATTAAATCATTTTCATATCCTTCATCAGTAAACGTGTGAGGATGGAATGAATTATGGTATATGAATTAATCGAACGAGGACATCAATACATAGATGTTCTTGGCTTTATATTAACACTAGGTGGCACTGTTATTGTGGCAACCATTTCGTATCTTAATGTTAGAATCACTAACATGATTAACGTCTATATGAATGAGGTACGTCTACTCGAACAGAAATTTGGTGACCTACAGAACAGTAAGAACGATAGTGACGCAATACTGTTAGATAGGATGAACAAAATAGGTGAAACTTTGAATCAGCTAGTTCTCAGAGACAACACCCGTGAGTTTATTGAAGTTTTCGTAACTAAAGACGTGTTCATTCAAAAGATGTCTACGATACAACAAGATATTGACGAAATTAGAAGGAGATGTTATAATGATAAAATGTAATATATCGCTAGCTTTCAAGTTATGTGGTAGGAAATCTGTACTTGAAAGACTTATTAGTCTGGTGACTAAATCTAACTTTGTTCATGTTGAACTCCTTATCGGTGATCCAACTAGCGATGAAGCCCTGTGGGTCTCTTCCAACACAGGTGGAGTTCACACCATAGTTAATATGGCACATTGTGCTGAACAATATACTTTAGTGGACGTCGGTTGTTTTGATCTGACTGAGGATCAATATAATAATATCATGTCGTGGGTGACTTCTCAGCGCGGTAAAAAATACGACTACAAGGGTATTCTTTTTAGCCAATTTATAAAATTTGGTGTAAACGATAATAGTAAGTGGTTTTGTTCAGAGTTGGTTACTAAAATATTGCAACTATTCGGTAGCACAGCTGTATGGGACCTTGTTCCATCTGAGGTAAACCCAGGTATGTTATACAATATTTATCAGAGTAAAATTAACTGAGTAGTTGCTTGGGGTCATTCCCAAAGCAACTACTCTTCTAAGTATAGGAGTACGACATGGTTTATATAAACGTTGTTAGTAGTAATGTCAGAGATGAAACATACGCTATGGATTGGTTGTTGTCGGATAGCATGAGTTTTGATAATGTATTAGCTGTATCCACAGCCGATAGTAATGTGAATTTTAAAGCTTTTAACTATCATTTAGAAGCTGGAGTAAAATATTATGTTTGTGCTAGACCGCTACTTACAGATAAGGGATATGGCGAGTTTAGTAATATCGTAGAGGTTGTTGCAGAAAATACCACGATCATTGATGATATTATACCGAGCTTCATAAATATCGGTAATATTAGAACAGATTCCGATATTAAGAATCATTCTAGGTATAATTTCAAGTTGTTCCTAGATGATGTCACATACGTTACATCAGCGGTACCAGATTCTATATTGGTGGTTATATCTGATATAGATAGCAAAATAATACACACCATACAGGTTAGTGGTGTTGATGAAGTTATGCGCGAAGGTTTATCTGTAAAGGATTATGTGCTACCTGACAACACTATAGTCAAATTCGATATTACTTTGAAACTAGGTAGTAATGATGTCTCAGATGTTTACACGTTAGTAGTCAAAACAGCGGCAGATGCTGGACGGATTCTTAGGATGAACGGAGTTTTAGATAGCAGTGCTGATTTAACTATAAACGCTATTTCTAGTGGTGGTAACAGTACTTATAGATGGATAATCTATGGTAATAGCGATATGTCCAAAGCATATTTTGACGAAACCACTACCGTTGCGAATATAGTCGTTCCAGCAAACACCTTGTTGAGTAAAGAGTTCTATACTATTGTGTTAATAACTGATTCAGATAACGGAATATCAACTAAAGCTGTATACACCTTATAAGGTGTATACAGCTTATTATGCTATTTGATTTTTTTTCGATTACATATAGTATATATGTATTTAATTAAAAGGAGATAAAATGACCGAAGACCATAGGGACGATGGTGTCGACGAACCATCTAATGACGATGTACTGAACGAGGCACTTAAAAATGCCCAAGAGGAAATTGACCGTGCTAAAAAAGCAGCGAATACGGCTACGCCACCACCGATGTCAATAACAATTCAAGGTGGCGGGTGTCGTAGAGATGAGGACATCACTGTCGGTGATGTCCTCACTGGTGTCGGAATTGTTGGAGGTATCGGGCTGGCGATATATGCTGGCACTAAACTATACGAGAATTTCTCAGGACGTACGGTCCTTGGAAATCAAAGAGACCTCTTCTCTTTCAAGGGAAGTGGTTTTAAGTAAACAGTAGGTCTATGAGTTCATGTGAACTCATAGACCAAGTAATTCTTCTAATGTGGAGTTGGATTTTTTTGTTTCTTTTACGGCTTCGCCGTGGATTCGGTTCTTATTAAAAACATCTGGCATAATCGGAGCCTCTTTTGGAAATTCTTCTACAAAATAAGCTTCTTCTTCGGTGATCACCTTATCACCACGACTTTTAGTGTTCATGAATGTCAGATAGCTTTTTCTGTTTTCATGTCCGATATGTATTGTAAAATCAATATCTGGTTCCTGATCCAGAGTTCTGTTTTTTTCAGTGTACCCTTTACCAGCAACTTCTTTAACAAAATCCATAGATGGTGTTCCGTCTTTTAATTTATCTTTAGCTGACGAGTTGAGTTGATGTACTGTTGTGAAAGCTATTTTCTTACCATTAAAGTATTCTCTAGTAGATCGAAATAGTTCTTTTGTACCGTATACAACACTATTAGCTTCAGATAAACCAGTAAGCGGGGTTTTAGCTAAATAGTCGTACCAGATACCCTGTATATCAAAACCAGCAGACTCATAATCTTCGACTAAAGTCTTAAGTTTATCAAGAGAGAAGTCTGAGGCTAATATTTTAATAGCTTCAACATGAAATCCTGTTCTAGACATTTCTTCAGCTATAAAGCTCATTATGCTTGCGCTATTCTCAGCACCTTTTTTAGGAAGTACTCCATTTTTGAGATAGTACAGATATTTATAGAAAAACCAGATATATCGTCTAGGGTCTTCCTCTAGAGTGATATATAAAATAGTACCCTTACCACGACCACGATCGAAAGGTTTGTTGAATAGACCAGCGTGTATAAACAGGGTCTGTAATAACGATGTTTTGTAGTTAAACGCTAAAGCATTAAAGACGACCATCTCTCCGAGAGCTACACCACCCTGTAGTGCTGTGTTTAGTTTAGCCCATCCACTAACGAAACGTTCCGCTGTTTCTGTATTTACTAGATCTAGCTCAGATAAATCATTATCATTACTACTAAGAACGAATTTATGATCCATCATACCGTCTGAGGAATTGTTTTTTCTAAAAGTTTGGAGGGTATTTATTAACTTAATTAGTTCACTGTCAAACCTCTCTTCATCTTTATCGGCAGAATCCATCAGCTGATATCTAGCTGAACTGACAGCCTCTACAACGACTTTAGACCTATTGATAGCTGATAATTGTTTTCGTAGATGTTTTGTATCCTCTTTGACACGGCTAACATCTTCTTGTTCTGTTATGAACTTCATAGCTTCGACTAAAAGATCTTTATCGTTAACCAATATTACGTTAAGAGACTGGATTATGGATTTAGTTGAGTGTCTGTTATCTGTTGATATAATGTCGGTTATTAGTCTAGTTAGCTCAGCGACTACGTTTGTATCGCTATCAACAGATGACGGCTGATTAAACCTCTTTTTAGGGTTTAAGATAGACATTATAATGTTCTTATCTGATTGTTTAAATGTATTTGTGATTATCCTAGTGTTATATGCTAAGTTTAAACACTTAATGATACTATCGATTGTTGGCATACAGTACTCCTTATCTTTCTACTAAATACCTATCTGGAAAATTACGTAACTAGACCATTTTTATATTTTATATGCTCGGTATCAAATGGTGTTGTTTTTAATGAATTAAAATATTGGAGCGTAAATAGTGGAAAGACCATCTATTTTTTTTATACCGTCGCAGATATATGATGCTCTTATTAGTGGTCCCGATCGATCATTATTATACCGTATAGATCGATTGCTATGTGATACATCTGATGTGGATGTAGTAGCTACTATTAGGAGGGAATTAAGGGATGTGTTATCGTTAGATGATTTAATTATATTATATAAGCTAAACAAACAGCTGGATAATAGACTTAATGTGGGGGGTGAAATGTTTGGTTCGGCTATAACGCCGGATCGCCAAGGTATAGATTTTGTCAGTAAGGTTATGGAGATCGGTAGTTCTGAAAGCGAATATAGTCGTATAAATTTATCTGATTATTACGATAGCGATGATAATAATTATAAGCTCGTATTCGACACAAGATCGTGTGTTATGTTTATTTCTGTTAGTTTGAATGTTTTAAAGCTCCTAAATGCAGAAAATGACGTGTTTATGGATAAATTAGCTAGACCTATATTGAGTAAGTATTCTCGGCAATACGGTGATGATGCTGTTCTAAAGCATCCATATTTTTCATCTTTAATGAAACTATAAAAAAAAAGGGATAACCATGAGTTGGTCTAAATCAGAAAATGAAAATGGGTCTAATAACCCAAGAACAGTTGCAACGTTAAAAGCGTATGACGAGTACGTATCTGGTTGCTATGGTGCCACACCGACGGGAGTAGCACTTAAAAAAATCGCTGGTATCACTCCAGGTTTTGAAGCGGATCGAGTTGCTTCAACTTCAGGCGGTACTGATGCGGTATCCCGTTTAGATGGTGCTTTGCAATCATTCTATATGGGAACTAATGTAAATGAGGTTAAGAGGAATCCTAATGGTAGTTTGAGTAAAGTTACTACTCCACAAACATATACGTTAGCTGAGCGGAATATGGCTCGATACTCCGCTGTAGCTATGATTGATCCAAAGGCGACATTGTTGAATCTTTCAGTCGGTGCCGAGGGAGCTAAACCAGAATTATCTATTGCTGATTCAGGTAACGTAACCAACATCGACTATAACCTATACGATAAAATGTACGCCTCGGGAGCATTGGCTGGACTTGAGAACTTTGATTCAGCTTCTGCTGACGGATCGGCCCTAGCTAAATTGAGTTTCTTGGTAGGCGTAAATAGTGCGAACGGATTCAACGAGTTCGACAGAGCTCTATACCCTTCGATCGCTATTGAAGCTTTATCACCTGGTTTTCAGTACACAATCCGATACCCAGCTATTTTGGATGCTAACGCGCGTCAGAATATAAACGGGTCTGTCATGTCTCCCCTCATCGACAATGCTTTAATCCCTAAACTATATAAACCAGGTTTATATGATACAGAAGTCACTAAGGTCGTGCCTAACTACATCGTGGGCGTTAATGATAAAGAATTTATCGGTGCGTGTTCGTATGTAACCTCAGCGAACGGAGCCCCAACAACAACGGCTCCATTGGCATTGAATGTAAAGACTAGCTTGATTGGTCTCTCTATCCCTGATAGTGAGCTAACATCTGGATCTCCTTCACTATCACGGACGCTATCGCCGGCAATTTCTCTACAACGGGTGTACTTCAAACTCACCGGGGCAAACTCTGCTGTGGAGTATTTGTTTGACGACGTATCTGGTAAAGGTGGCGGAGACTTTGTAGAAGCAACTGGAACGACTGTCGATACCAAAGATATGCGTCTAAGTTTCAAAGATCAAGTGTTCGTTATTAATACATCAAAAACAACAAAACACACTGGAGAAAAATCAGCTATTCTAGCGGCTCTACCAGCTGGTTATGTTATTCAAATTGGATATGGTCTGTCGGGTGATATTAATACAGCTAGTGGAACTCAAATGTATTCACCATTTGGTAATCTTGAAATTTTAAGTGTTACGAACCCAGCTGGCGATGTTATCGTTAGTAGCAGTGCTGAATTTATCAGTATAGCAGATGCTCTAAGCGTTAATCTAAGTTTAGCCGGTTGTACGTTGAATGCCAACTACAGTAACCTTGATCTTTCTGGTATTGGACGTTTAATCCGTATGACATCATTTAGTCGTCGTTATGGTGTAAATACCCGCACAGGTTTAGCGCTTATTGAAGCTGTGTTTGATAATAACGGACCTGATGCAGACCTTATTGATAGTCTTTCAGCCCAAAACGGTATGCAGATGCACTCAGAAGCTGTTGAACATCTTTTGTTTACAGTAAACAAAATGAAAGCGGCTAAAACTAATGGAGAAGCAGCTTTCCAAACTGCATTTAATACACCAGTGTCTCCACACAGACCTTTCTATAACCCTTATTTTGAAACAGGTACTTTAGATTTAGGCGCTGCGGTTAATACATTGCGTTCATCTGAAAAAATGGTTGATATGCGGGCAGCTCTAGTTAATAGCATCCGACCAGCTATTACTAATATGTTGATCAACTCAGGATTTATGATCGCACATCAACAAATTCATGGTGAAAACCAACCTATCCGTTTGACTATCGCTATTCATAGTAGCTTGGCCATGTTGTTAGAGTTGGGTCATGATGATATTGCTATTTCAGATAATGTAATTGTAAACGTTGTTAGTACTTTGTACGATACAATGCGGGATACTGTTGTTATTGTTCCATCAGCAACCACAGTAGAAACAAGCGGGGAACCGTCTATCACAAACTGGGGTGTACGTCTAGTATGCCCTCCATTGATCATTCCTGTTGGTCAACGTACTGGTATGACGACTAAAACCAGTGTTGTCAAAACAGCGCAAAACATCCAACGATTCAGTCACTACGTAACAGCACCTGTTATGCATTTGATCGAGTTAACGGGTGTTAATGAAGCTTTAGCCCAAAAAACAGTTTTCAATACACATAACGTTTAAAAGTTAGTTCATGTTGCGTTATAACGCAACATGAACTACTAGTAGTTATCGTATTTGTTTAACTATATTTAATTCGATGATAGTAACTAGAGGAGAAAAGATGACAATAGATAATAGCGATCTAATCGAGTATGTGTATAACCCGAGTTTAACCCAGCAGCGTGTTCTAGATTACTTAGAGTTAGCCACAAATGGGTCTATAGTAATAGGCGAACCGACAAACCCTTTTATTTTTCTGTTAGAAACAGCTGCGCAAATATCTGCGAACGCTATTACAGCTTCTGATAACATATTAAAAAAGAAGTTTCCAGAGCTATGTTATAACAGAGAGGAACTTTACCCATTTTTTGGGAGTGATGATATCAAGACCCTTTTTAACACCCCGTCTACTGGGGTTTTCACCATATATGTCAGTTTAACAGACTTACGCAACAATGGATATCGGTTCGGTGATAGCAGTATGGTTGAGATGGTTGTTCCTGAGTTAACCAGCGTAAGTCTCGCTGGTAATATATTCACAATAATGAATCCGATATCGGTTCGATTTTTTAATACAGGAATAGCCGAAGTTGAAATGCTTAGCACAACAAACCCGAATGGGTTCTCTAATATAGGATTATTACCGAACGAAGTAGTAACGGATAGCGATAGCAACGTATGGATCGGTTTTAACATACCTATATTGCAATACTCTACGACAACATATAATAAAACAATAATAACATCAAACGGTTTCGATTTAACTCATAACATAACAACTGGGTTCGGCGGTATTGTCGTAAAATACAAGAACAATCAAACCAATGGAATGTATACATCTATGAATGTTAAATTAACTGACGATTTTTTAGATGTAACCACACCGACAGCGATCGTGACGGTTCTTAGTGATAAGGTTATTGTGCGCATTCCAGCGATATATACTAATAACGGACTAGTATCAGGTGGTATTTCAATAGTTGTTTTTGAGACATCTGGTTCTTTATTTTTACCTATAAATAAATACTCGATAACAGATTTCGTGGTGACATTAGGTAATACATCAGTCAGTCCACAGACTGCGGTAGCTAACAATATTACATTACTTATGGGTGGTGTTGATGTGGTAACGGGTGGTAGTACGGGTATCAGTGATTCGGCTATGAAATCAATAGTTGTTAGTAACACAGTTGGTTCACCACAGTATCCGCTCACTATTGATGGTTTATCTAATATATCAGCTTTGAATGGGTTCGAGTTAGAAAAGAAAACCGATAATATAATGGGTCGGACATTCTCTGTGTATGGAGAGCTACCGAACACTGTCGGTGGTGGTATAACATCTAGGATAGATTTTTTTATTAACAAAACCATGATAACATTCGATGCAACTAGTCTGTATATGAGTGCCGTAGATAATGAGATCATTATCAAACCAGGGTATATTTATGAAGAAATCAATGGGGTAGTGAAGCCAGTTGATGACGTTGATATAAGCACCATTCTAAATGCGACTAACGCGACGGCAATTAACCTAGTTGGGGGTCGTAATTTATTCGTCTCCCCTCTGCTATATCTTTGTGGTAATGAATACATCACTAGTAGCTGTAGAGTATACAATGTCAGTCACCCAACAGTCACCAGTAGTCGCATCGTCGATAAAAATAGGAAAGTTGGTATAAATATCAATAGCTCGTCCTATGTCGTTACACAGGAAAAAGATAAATTTCGAATATATATCTCTGTTATTGGGAATAGCGATTACGATAAGCTGGTTGACAAAACCGTTATAAAAGCTCAGTTGAAATTCACTACGTACGGTGGTAAGGGCGATGTCTATTACACTGGGCAGTATGACGTAGCGGTTGGTATGATCGTTGTGGATGTTTACACAACATTCCATATGGACGCTAATGATAATATACAGCTCATAATGGGTGTCTCTAATATATCCACTAGGTATATCCAATTAGCTGGGATCTGTACCCTAATTATTTATACACAAACGATGACAATAACTGATTCAGCTGGGTATAGAATAAAAGATCTACCCAATAGTGACGACTCAGTTTTCATAACAGAAGAGAGTTTTAACATCAACCTAGGTTCTAGGCTTAGCAATATAGACAGTGACGTATATTCGTATTATAACGATAAACGTTATAAGACCTATGAGGTTGATATGCCGTTGAGACAGACTGAAAACGTATATGACGTGAACCCAGATAATAACACGATTTTTTTCAATAAGGTTGGTGCAGTATCCCCTGGTGAGTGTACTATGGAGACCCGTTGTTCGTCTAATCGAGGAGATATACTCTTAGATTCCAGTGGAAATCCTATGTATGAATTTAGATCTGGTGATGTCATGTTGGATGATAGCAGTAAACCAATAGTTGACCTAGCTGGAGGTGTTGTAAGAATTATAAACATTCTCATGATCGACATTAGATACTATTTAGCTAGTAGCCCAGCATACATTAACTATTTTAACACAGTGGTACCGACAATACAATCTTGGGATAGTGGTATATTAACTAACTTAGTTAATAGTGTTCTTGAGAACTCCCGCATCCAACTATCGTCATACTATACGTCAAAGCCGATATTGATAAGTACGGGTGAGAGTGTATACTCGATACCGTATTACATTACCCCTACCGTAATGATATACAGAGATTATACGGTATTTACTCAAGCCACCATCGACGATATTAAGTCCACGGTAACAGAGTACATAAGCGATAAACTATCGTCGTCGTACCTTATTGATGTTGTTAATATGAATAAAGAATTACAAAGTAAGCTACCCACTGGAGTCATAGCTGTAAGGATCGATAATCTAGATCCAGTTAATAACGCCCAGTATTTTAGGCTTCTAACTGATAAGAATAGGTTGTCTATGAAACGTACGTTATATATCGATCCAATGGGTGCTATGTCAGTCGGGTACGATATAGAAATTAAAATAATATCTTTGAATTAGGAGCGTATATGATCTCTATCAGCAGTTTTATTAAACAATTTAGTATTACTAAATTTAGTTCGCTTATAAACGATAAATTTATTCACCAAACCGAGATCGAACTACCGCCATATAGTGTAATACACTATATGAAGATAACTGACGGTGGTTTAGAGGTAAACGCGAATGACAACTTTATATCATTACAGGAAACTGTAGTAGTAAAAAATGTATTCAGATATAGTGATCAGGCTGAGCAACCATTTAGGGTTAAGAGACCACTAATTAAGAACATTATAGATGATTTCAATGTAAACGATAAAAGGATTCGAAACCTAAAAGACTCCGCTACAAAATTCATCCTACCAGCGACCGCTGTTTTCGTGTATAATTACACTACATTATCTGAAATGTATAAATACGACGAAACCAAAATAACAACAAATTACACACGGTTCAAGAACACTCTTTTAACGGTTATTGACAACATCCTGAATCCTATGGTTGTCACTCAGAAACCAATAAATCAATTCTTAATCATAACTATTCCGCTAGTTATCCCGCCGCTACGAGTTATTGAAGCTTTGGTAGAAAGATACGTAGGTGGCGATGTACTTATTTTTAAGAAATATAAAGATTATAGGATTATGTTCTTAATCGAGTTATGGATGTATCTAAATCCAGATTACTATGAGAAGTCTCTGTTTAACGCTCTGAAAAATACTGACATGATTATTGTTTTTTCTTTTGGAATAAAAACAGGTGGAATAACACTTAAAACAGCTCATAGTCTTATTTCTGAGTTTAGTAATGATGCTCCTGGTAGTGAACCGGCTAAATTAGTACGTAAAGCTTTATACTCCTACATAATGAAGCTGAATAACCAAATCCAGATAAGCGATGATGGATCTACTGTTGACAGTGACACCGAATATTCTAACACAGAACTACCCGCAGATTCACAATCCGAAGACGGTGATGATTACGAAACAGCTATGACTCATATCGACGAGGAAATCGAGTTGAGCGCAGAAGACACAGATGGATCTATTGAAACACCAGTTGATGTTGTTGTAACAAAAAACGAAATCATGAGTAGCACTAGGAATAATGTTGGAGATATATCTAGTAAAATAGCGGACTCAGCATCTAGTGGTCTCATATCTAAAATTGTTAGTAAAAATCTATTAAAAGCGCTGGAAAATCAGAAGACACAAGAGTCAGCGTATACAGGTATGACAATAAATGAAGCTTTAGACAGCGATCTAGATGTCGACATAGTTGAGTCAAAAGAAACAATAACATCACCTGATTATCTCGGACTAGGAGCCGAAAGTATAAAAGTAACAACAAAGGTTTTAACTAAAAAATATATTAAAGAGAAATACAAAAAAGATATACTACGGTCTGTATATGGTGGTTTACAGAATAAAGGTCACATCGTACTCGAACACAGTGTGGTGGACGAAGAAAACATACTCGGAGGTACCGAAACCCACACTGTAGTGGCTAGCACCATTAAGGGTAACCGTTTCACATTTAGATTTAATCTATATAAAATCAACGAAGACGGGACATTCATGTCGGGTGGTAACTCATACGCGTTAAGAAAACAGAGGTCTGATCTACCCATAAAAAAAATAGACGGAACGACCGTCTCGTTATCGTCGGATTACGGCAAACTCTTTGTTCGGCGAGTGGATGGTAAAAGAAACGATATAGGGTATGTTATTTATAACGAATTATTGAGGAGACAGCGTGATGGTGAGTTAACGAATATTGTGTCCGCGACAACAGATACATTAGATCTTAATCTACCCAGATATTACGAGTATATATCAAGATATGTTGGTAGTTATAAATCTCGAGACGACGTTTACTGTTTTGACTATATGAACAGGTTTAAGATCTTGGGTCTTGAACAAAAGAATGGTGAGATTTTTGAGAAAAAAAATTCTGTTGTCTTTTATAAAAGTGGTGATAAAATAGGTAGCGTTGGGAGCGATGGTGTTGTTAAAGTATATGAGAACAATGCAATAATCGATAGTGTTGATCTTATCGATTTTCTTGGTTTAAGGGATCTAACTTTACCTATAGAATACATATTCACGGAGATATACTCCCAGAAGTTACCTATAGTGTTCTTGTTGTTATATACTTTGGGTTTTAAAAAGACGATGGGTCTTATGGGTGTCAAGTATATGTATACACCGAAGCTCGTCAGAGGTATGCCGAAAGATAACTATATTATCGTTAGTTTAGAAGACGCCTATCTAGTTATTGATCGAGACTATGGTTTTAGCGACCTAATATTGGGTGGTTTTAAGCTTATGGCTCGAGGTACAGGTATGATATCTAGAGATAGTCTTGAGGGTGTTCATATAGGGCGTGTATTATCAACCACTCTGAACATACAAGCAGGGGTTTTAGCTGAAGTAAAAAATGTAATGGATATGTTTGTAGACCCACGTACAGAATCCCTATTGAAAGAACTCAAACAACCAACGACAATATCAGGTTTATTTATCAGGTCTGCAGAACTATTGGTTGATGCTAACTATAAAAATCCGTATGACATAAGTACATTCTATTTCAGAGGGTATGATCGTGTAGCTGGTATGCTCTACCGCGAAATAGCCACAGCAGTTAAGGACTACAGTACAAAAGAACGTTTCAAGAATGCAAAATTTTCATTAGCCCCCTACTCAGTCACAAGTAAGGTAGATCAAGATAGTTCCAAGGTCCTAATCGACGATCTCAACCCGCTCAGCGTAATAAAACAGTTGGAAGATACGACATATTTAGGTGCTGGTGGTAGAACAGCCATATCTATGAATATCGATACAAGGGCAATGGACCCATCTGAAATAGGTATAATCTCCGAAGCGAATAAAGATAATGGTGACGTTGGTCTAAGCTCTTTTTTAACTGGGTCGCCGATGATGAATGATATACGGGGTTTGGTTAGTGAGCCAGAATTATCAAGTATCGGTCAAGCTAATATATACTCCACACCTGGTTTAATGGCTCCGTTCGTAAATAAAGATGATTCTAAGAGGGCTTCTTTTTCCAATATTATGGCTTCACATATCGTTCCTATCGATAATGCTGTTATTCCATTTGTAACAACGGGCTATGATAACACAATAGCTATGAAAGCTGGTGAAAAGTTTGCGGTTTATGCAAAGATGAACGGAAGGGTGACAGGGTTCAAGACTACTGGTATTGATGTAACGTATGAGGACGGTAGTAAAGACTCCTTCAGTTTGGGTGAGTGGACTTCTAAAGAAGAGAGTGGTGTTTGTTACACACACAATAAGGTACCTAACGTGAAGGGTGTCGGACACGTGTTCAAAATGGGCGATTGTTTATCTTATGATAGTTTATTCTTTGTACCAGATATCTTCGATAAAACTAAACTTGTCTACAAGTCGTCGACGAACCTAAGGATAGCTAAGGTCATAGATAGAACCACACATGAAGACTCTATTTCTTTTAGCGATGAAGTTTTAGCTAAACTAGCCACTACGGTAACTAAAACTAAGTCGTATATTATAAAAGCGACAGATAATTTAGTTTCTGTGTTGCGGGTTGGAGAAAAAGTTAATCCAGACACCTCACTTTTTGTTCTTCTACCAGATAGTTATAGTGATGATGTCGGCTTAGATGAATTATCTTTAGAGACACTTAAAAATATAGCGTCGACATCACCAAAAGCTAAGGTGTTAGGAACAATTAACGATGTCTCTATCCGCTATAACTGTGAAAAAAGCGATATGTCTAAAACAATAAGAAAACTCGTGAATAAATCAGATAGCGACACTATAGACAAAACCACATTCACAGGTCGTGTTGACAATAGCTATAGTGTGAATGGTCGTAGATTAGAAGCTGGTGAAGTAGAGCTAAAGTTTTATATAAAAGTCTACGAGCATATGGGGCATAGTGATAAGGCTATCGTAGGGAATCAACTTAAGTGTACTGTCGGTGATATTTTCTCTGAGAATAGAACAACAATGAGTGGTAAACCTATAGATGGTCTGTTTTGTGCCGTTGCCGAGGGTGCTAGGATTGTTGAATCAGCAAACTTATTAGGGACAACTGGTTTATTATGTGATGGTGTAACTGAGTTAGCTATTGCTAAATTTTTTAAAAAGTAAGGAGTCTGTATGTTAAAATTAGGTCTGGAGACTATCAAAGCGAAGTTAGACGACAAGTTCGTAGATGATTTGATAGGCGTTATGACAGATATAGGCGGCATAGTGGAAAATAAAGGGTACGTTAAATCCGTCAGTCTTTTAACAGACTCAGATATTGAAGTGCGGGTAAAAGAACTTGCTCAGATTACATATACTAGGTTCGGTATAAAGCCTAGTATAAACCTAGTTTCCGACAATACCCATGGACCTATTTATATTAACCCAATAATACCGATTAATAGTCATGTCCTATATGCTGATGTAATGTTAGCATTTAAAATGATAAAAGAGCGGTTCCGTGAGGGACGAGTCGATTTAATAAACGAAGACCAGAAAGATTGGTACAGCAATTCTAAAAAGCTTGATAAAATATTAAATACATCAGGTGTTATTGTTGACTTAGACGAAGTTAAAATTACGGGCATCCCTGAGGATGTAACAGTTAACTTAACGATAGATTTTGTATCGCTGTTACACACATACAGAACGACACCCTCTGAATTAGCTGCCGCGTATTTACACGAGATCGGACACGCTTGGTACGCTATAGCTGATTCCTATAAGCGAGTTAAGGCTGTAACGACTAATATGGAAAACATACAATTAGAGCTTAATAAGAATAGACCAGATATAAACAGGATAATGTTGTTGGTATATAGTGGGACTTTCGGTGATAAATCGCCAGATACATCACCAGAAACAACACTAGTGGAACTGGCTAAAACGACATATGAAAAAATGACTCACAGCAGTAAAAGCCCGTATAGCGTTAAGGATAATGAATCGCTTGCTGATAGGTTTGTAGTTAGGTTTGGTTTGGGTGTAACTTTAGCTGGTCTATTGAAAAAGATAGAATTACGCGATAATGGTATAAATGTCGGTATGGATTTCAGTACACTGATTAATATGGTGTGGGGGATCTATATATTCGGTGTGTTACTTATAAACGGTAGCGTATTATTGATTACAGCATCTAGTATTATAGGAGTGTTTTTATTTTTATTCTCCGATCATTTACTGCCATCTAAGGATACGGACACATATGATACTGGAGTTCGCAGGTTGTTACGTATAAGGAATGAGGCTATAAGACAACTACGTGAATGTTATGGATGTAATAAAAAACAGAGAGAAGCTCTACAAGATAACGCGAACTTAGTTGCTACGGCTGTTGATATGTATATAGCTGGTCAGGATGTGTATGGTGGAGAAATAGAAAGGTTGGAAAATTCGTTAACTAGAACAGGCGGGACAGACTTTATTGGTGGTCGAGTTACGGATGAACTTATAAATGATATATCAGACACACCACTAAGGTTAAAAAAAATATAGTCTTTATATAGACGTTCTTGTACGTCAGTCTGAAGCACGGTGCCGTGCTTCAGACTGATTGTGATTGGTTGTTACGCTACTCGGATCCTCTTTCATTATAGCTATATTGGTCTAACGGAAACCGCGGTAATAGCTCAGTGTTAACAAGTTCCGTGTATATTATGAAATCTGATAGACCGAATTCAGCCTCGATTTTTGTACTAAAAATATGCGAAATATCTATATTTTCGCTTTCTTCGTGTACTTGTTTTTTATCGATAGGAGTCCATGGATATTCTAATCTTTTTGTATAGACTAGAACCTCTTTAAGAAATTCTTTAGCATATACATTAAGTAATGCTAGATTACCGATATGTAGTTTTAGCATGTCTTCTAAGGGGTCTATAGCAAATTGTTCTAAATTTATAGTATTGAGACCTATTTTTTTCATATTATTATAGTCTTCAATTCTATTTTTAACGAATTGCATTTCCGATCTTAGTTTTACTATTAGTCCGCTTAGGTAAAGTTTAAAATACTCTTCAGAGAGAGTTTCCAGATTAGCGGTATAGTGTTTGTCAATAGTGAAATGTGTAACATTTTCATGATCGTCAACGAAACTCGCACCAATACTGTAATTAAAAAAACCTATTTCCATTTTAGCTCCTTGTGTTTAAATACATATCCATTGTATATAATTTAAAAAAAAACACCTACCAGTTTATAACTAGATAAATGTTTAAAATTTAAAAAGAATATAGTTGCTACGTGAGAATTTAAATGTGACGGTCAGAAGCAGAGTACTCTGCTTCTGACCAGTGATGGTCTGTTCTCGTTATCCTTTATAGCTATATTGCTCTACAGGAAATAGTGGTAACAATAAATTGTTAGCCAGTTCAGTGTATTTTTCAAACATCGAAACGCCATTTCGAGCTTCTCGACCTAGGTCGAAGATATATGAAATATCATCAACCCTCTTATATTTTTCGAACATATCTTCGCCCTCTCCAGGGTCTCGTCCTGGGTCGACAATAAACCAAGGATATTCTACACTATTCGCATAGTTTATAAGCTCCTTAAAGAATTCTTTAGCGTATATACTAATTATAGCTAAATTACCGATATGCCGTTTTAGCACATTCTCTAAAGGCTCTGTAACAAACACTCTCACATCGATACCTTCGAGATTTAGTCTTTTTATAATATTATAGCCCTCGACTCTATCTTTAATGGACTCCATTCTGAGCTTAAAGTAGGTCACCAGCTCATTTAGGTATAGCTTAAAATCCTCTCCAGAGAGAGTTTCCAGGTTATCGACATCATGTTCTTCGATACAGAAATGTGTTAAATGCCCATCATTATCGATGAAGTGCGCTCCGATGTTGCCGTTAAAATAACCTACTACCATTTTGACTCCTTTGGTTTTATTACCTATATACTATGTAATTGAAAAAAAAAACATCTACCAGTTATAAACTAGTGGATGCTCTATGTATACACGCACTTAAATATTTTTCAGGTCGATAGGTCATGTAGTAAACATCGACCTGAATTCTACTTCGCTAATCGACGGTACACCCAAAGAGACCGCCTTATCGTATTTATACCCAGCATCTTCGCCGTAAATGACATAATCGGTCTTTTTGGAGATAGATGATGTTACTTTCGCACCCAAAGATTCAAGCATCTTTTTGACTTTATCTCGCGGAACACTCATTGATCCTGTTATCACCACCGTTTTATCTTTAAATGGATTCTCTACTGCTTCGATTTTGGGCGGTATAGTGGGTCTGAGGATATCTCGTAACGAAGCGATTTTAGCTTTATTAACGCGCACAAATTCAAGTATCGATTCAATCATCTCATCTCCAAATCCTTCTAATGCCAGAATCTCCTCGCGACTCGCCCGATCAAAAGCAGTTCCAAAAGTCTCACATAACGTTTTAGAAGCAACCTCTCCAATATGCGCAATCCCTAGAGCATTGATAAATCGCCAACATTCACACCCTCTAGATTTATGAATAGCATCTATAAGATTTTGGCTTTTTTTAATTTTGAATCCTTCTAGTGTAAGCAACTGTTCGAGTGTGAGGCTGAAAAGATCAGTTACGTCGCGTACTAGCCCTGCTGTATAAAGGGTCTCGACAATTTTATCTCCGAGGCCGTCGATATTAAGACATGATTTTGATACAAAATAGATGATTGAGTTAACCACACGTGATTTACATCCCATGTTTTGACATCTAAGCAGGACTTTCTCATCAAGTAATTCGCTTCCACATACAGGACAGTGAGTCGGACGCGTGATGGAAACCTCTGATCCTGTACGTGCTTCTGTGACAACCTTAACTATTTTAGGAATTACGTCTCCGCTTCGGAGAATTATAATTTTGTCTCCGATGCGCATATCTTTGCGTCCGATTTCATCAAAATTATGGAGCGTCGAACGCTCGACCGTTACTCCATCGATGTCGACTGGGTCCACAACAGCTACTGGTGTAACCACGCCACTGCGTCCTACCTGCCAGATAACTTCTCTAAGTGTCGTAAGTTTTTCGATGGCCGGGAATTTATATGCGGCTGCCCAACGTGGATTTTTCACAGTATAACCTAACTCATCCTGTACCACGATAGCATCGACTTTTATAACCATCCCGTCTATCAACATGATAAAATTATCCCGATCACGGTGCATTTGTTGATAAAAATCTTCAATTTCATCGGTATCAAAACACGGACTAGATGTCATCGAACGATGAAACCCTAGAGCGTGAACCCACTCCATTCTGTCGGAGAGATAGGGATTTTCCAACGTGTTTTTTCCGATACCGTGAGGTATAAAGACTAATCTACGCGATGCTGTAACGCTGGGATCAAGCTGTCGTAAGCTTCCTGCAGCTGCATTACGAGGGTTCGCAAACAACGGTTCTCCCTTTTTGAATCGCTCTTCGTTAATTATCTCAAAGTCTGTTTTAAAAATAACCACTTCTCCACGAATTTCGATGAGATCGAGATAGTCAATAGTTAGAGGTATAGTTTGTATGGTTTTAGCATTTTGTGTTACGTCTTCCCCTTCGACCCCGTTTCCACGAGTGATGGCTTGGATCAAAGTTCCTTTATTATAGATAAGGTTGAGACTAATTCCATCAAATTTCGGTTCACAACAAAAACGCACATTACCATACTTTTTGGTGATACGGTTCACCCAAGTTTCCAAATCCTCTCTACTAAACAAATTTTCAAGACTCCACATACGGCTGATGTGTTGGGCTTTATCGAACTTTTCCTGAGTCACATCACCTACACGTTGCGTGGGAGATGTGTTAATAATCTCATCAGGATGAGCGATTTCGTACGCAACAACCTCATGATAAAGACGATCATATTCATCATCGGTCGTGATTGGGTCATCGAGAACATAGTAGTGGTGGGCATACTTATTTAGTTGCGCTATGGCGATTTTATATTCGACCGACTCCATGCTGTGTTCCTTGTCGTTTTTTTCTAGCATTTTTTAACTCCTTATATTCTTTATGGATATGTTATTAGATTCAGATCAAATAAGTCAACATTATATTATACGAACATTAATCTATGAATTATATACGGATGAGGTTAAGATGTTTAATATAAATGAAGCTTTATATACAAGAAACGGTAATTTTTTGACAGAGTCTAGGAAACAACTAACAAAAGCACTAATGGTTAGATATAATATATCTGCGAAAGAGGCGTATGATTTTGTATTAGAAAAAACAAAAGAAGAGGACCTTAATAAAGTTACGGTCACAAATAGTATGTATAAATCTAATGGTGATCGTATTAAGGAAAAAACTCCTATACAGTCTTACTTCGACAGGATCCATAAATCTGACGCGCTTGTTGTTCCGTCACTAACAGTCTATACAAATCCAAATAACCTACGTAGCGTTATATCTATTTTCAACGAGAAATGTTCTATTGAACGCAGTGGTTATAAAAAAAACTTCTTTAATTACACTCAAAAAGGGGAGTACGAGAAAGCTTCGTATTATTTAGGTCTTTCTAATAACATGAAGACCGCTAATAACTCGGTATCTGGCGCACTAGTTTCGGAGTCTACTAATCTTTATATGCCATCTGGACATAGTTCCCTCACAAGTACCACGAGGGTTCTTACATCGACTAGTAATGCCGTAACGGAATCATTTGTTATGGGTAATAAAATGTTCGATACTATAGACAAAGTCTACAGCTATTTTACAGCAGTAATAACACATACCGATAAGACGCTGGTGTCTAAGGCTATGGAAAAATTTAAATTATGCTACCCATCCACAGAAGATATATTAACCTCTCTACATAAATCTACGGATAATTATTGGTTAGACGATGTTAACGATACAGCTTATAATGGTTTTGCTAACTATTTAAATTCAATGTCCGATATAGATAGAGCTAGCATTTATTACACGAATGATTTCTACCATATGCGTGTATTGAATAAAGACTTTGTGTGTGATATGCTTACAAATATATCAGAAAAAAAAACACACACGACGTCAGACTGCTATGAGCTAATGAGTGATACAAACACTACAATAAGAAGTTTAACTCACTACATATGTATGGATGAGATACGTGGTTCGTTTATAGATTACGATGACGATGACAATATACGGGAGAACTCCACTAAGCCTATGGGTATCACTATAGGGGCGACTATGGAAAATATCATAAAACAACTCGAAGTATACTCGGATTTGTTCAAAGCTTTCTTTATGACTAAAATCTCGCCACCATCTATAGCATATATAAAAGATATGTACAGAGAATCCATAGTTATATCGAACACAGATAGTACCTGTGGTTCATATGATGATTGGGTTAAGTGGTATTTTGGAAAATTGATTTTTAACTCTGAAGCTATGGGTATTTCGGCAACTGTTATGACTCTTAATAAGTTAGTCTCAGATCACCACATAATTATATATTCGTCCATTATAGGTGTACCTAAGGAAAAAAGAGGTATTTTAGCTATGAAGAATGAGTTTGGTTGGCCTGTTTTTACTGCGTCCAATGTAGCTGGACATTATTTCGCTCAACCAGCTGTTCGTGAAGATATTGTACTAATAGATTCTAAACCAGAGATCAAAGGGGTCCATATACTATCCTCAAAAACAGAACAGAACATTGTTAAATCTGCCCACAATTTTATAACAGAAATAAACAGAACAATAATGCAGGGTGATCTGATAGATATAGAGAGTAAACTCAGATGGGTAGCTAATTACGAAAGAACTATAATGGATGATATCCGAGCTGGTGGCACTATCTACTACGAACGTAATCAACTGCAACCAGAAAAAGCATACAAACAGGGTGGGACTGAATCAAAATATCGTGAACACGTTTTATGGGATAGTATTTTTTCTGTCAAATATGGCTCGACAGGGGAACCGCCATACACGGTTTATGTTGTTCCGCTAACTATAGAGAATAGAAATGATTTTAACGATTTTCTAAATAATCTAAGTGATAGAGCCTTGGCTATTAGATTCGAGGAGTATATGAGAAAGTCTAACCGGAATCCTGTAAAAACATTGTACGTACCGATGGCTAATGTTGTTGAAAGAATGATTGAGGATATACTGACAATAGTAGATATCAGAAGCGTCGTTGAAAAAAACTGTAAAGCTTTATATATGATACTTGAAGCTATTGGTTATGTTAAAAATAATGATAGACTGCTGTGCGAGTCTGGATATTAAAAAAAAAAGATAACATATGAGCAACGGCTCATATGTTATCTTCCGCAACTAGATCTAGAATATTACCGGCTGCATCTAACTCCATATTTCGTACATAATTCCAGTTACTATCAATGATGAACGGCGAATGTGTAGCGATTATGATTTGACAGTTGTTCTCTACGGCATATTTTACATACAGGTCATGCATCTTTTTCTGAACAACTATGTGTATACTGCAGTCTGGGTTATCTAACAAAACGATACCGTTTTTAAAACCGATCAACATCATATAAACTATATTGATAAGGTATCGTTTAACACCGGACGAGAGATCTGCGAACTCTTTATAACCATGTTTGGTATCGAATACAAGCCCTTTGAGATCGCATAGGCGTGTAAAAACCAGTCCATCCTGAACTATGCTAAAGTAACTTCCAAATTCGTCGTTTACCCTATTATATGCTACGGAAACTTCGACTCTTTCGTCATAAACTATTTTATCTATGTATGACTTGAGCGCGGTCGTAAAAACCTTATTCTCATCAAGACTATCTATCTTAGTAGGATAGAGCGTTGGTATACCCATACGTATAACCATATCGTTAATAGCATCCAACAGTGTTGTTTTACCAACACCATTAGGTCCAACCACAAAAACAACTGGTAGCGGATTTTCGCCGTCAGTGAAATCCACCTTAACAGGCTCGTTTCCGAGTCCTTCGACATCAGATAGGACGAATTGCCCTAGCTTATTAGCTTTGTTTTCCATTTAAGCCCCTTTTTGTTTTATTACTCACAGCAGATCTTTATCAGTTATCAGCTCAGTTAGTTGTCTCATCCCTGCTAACGGGGTTAGATCTTCGATTTCATTACTATATAAACTAAGCTTTTCCAACTGGGTCATCCCCGCTAGCGGGGATATATTTACGATTTTGTTACGTCCTAGCTCCAGTTCAATGAGCTGTGTTAGCCCCACTAGTGGGAACAGGTCTGTTATTCTATTATGAACAAGACCTAGATTCTTTAGCTGGGTCAACCCAGCTATGTGAGTTAAATCTTCGATACGGTTACTATCAAGACATAACCAAGTAAGTTTAGTCATCCCCGCTAACGGGGATAGACTCTCAATGGTGTTGTAATCGAGATGTAGCGTTCTCAATTGGGTTAACCCAGCTAGTGGGGATAGATTTCTGATGAAAGTGTGACCGATATCCAACCAAGTGAGTTTAGTCAACCCCGCTAGCGGGGTTAAATCTCTGATTTCATTATATCTAAAATATAGCTTTTTCATCTGGATTAACCCCGCTAGCGGGGTTATATCTTCGATAACGTTACTACCAAGGTACAGCTCAGTGAGTTTCGTCATCCCCGCAAGCGGGTTTAGATCTTCGATTTCGTTATAACTAAGACGTAGTATCTTCAGCTTAGACATCCCCGCAAGCGGGGATGTGTCTTCGATGGCACTGTCGGTTAAGTCTAATTCAGTGATATCTTGACTATCACTGAATGATTTACCGGTGTAGTGTTCAACACACTTTACAGTGTATTGTTGTTCTTCTGTTAAGTCTTCCATTTTAACTCCTTTTGAATTTATACCTATAGACTATGTAATTAAAAAAATATAAATATACAAGAATCGGCTGGTTTAGTCGTATACTATCTTTTACTTCAGTCTCTATAAGTATAGAGACTGAAGTAGTTGTTATAGAGTTGATATTCATTTATTCAAGACACAGTAAGATGCGGTATCCCCGCTAGCGGGGATAGGTCGTCAATAAGATTACCTTCAAGAGTCAGCTGGAACAGCT